GTATAAAATACCTCGGTCATCATGGGCAAATTCGTAAAGGCCCTGAAGAAAATAGGAAGGGGTACGGTGAAGGCACTGACGTCTGACGCTGCAAAGAAACTTTATACGACTTTAGGAAAGGCGGCGACGCGGTTTGCTGAAAGCGAAGTCGGCAGCGCGGCGATTGATGGATTGATACAAGGAACAGCGCAAACTTTACTGCACGGAGGCAGCGCGAGTGAAAATATCAAGCAAGCGGTTGTTTTAGGTGTTCTCCACAGCATGGAAACGCCGGCGGACCCTTTATCACCAGGAGAGCAAGGAGTATATGATAAGATTAAGGAAATTAAACGAGAAGAAAAGGAAGATCGGTTTTTCGAGGTTTACCAAGAAAAGATTGACGAAGAGCTTGGTTCAGATATGAAGCGAATGCGAGAAGTGGCAAAAGGTGATAAGCAGGCCATCAAGGAAATGGGTGGTGAAATTAAGGTTATCGAGAAAGCTTTCGATGGATTGATTAAAATAGATAAAATTCAAGATATGAAATTAACGCAGTTATATGGCGCGCTCGCGAAAGAGCGTACGGAGCGTACGCAGGACGAGATCAAAATGGTTAACGACTACACTGGAAAAATTGAAGCACTGCAATCCGCGATAACAGTTGAGCGGGACGCTATGCAAGAGGAGGCGTTGCAGGAGATAATAGAAATGGGAACGGATGTAATTGAAACCGCCTCCGAAGAGGTTCCGATATTCGGCCCTGCGGCTGCGAATGTAGTCGCAACTGGACGAATGGTTGAGGGCACCTTAAAGTTGAAGCAAGTAATCGAGAAATTAGCAGGGTTAGATGTTTCGCACACCACAAGGGACAGAATCGAGCCGAAAGTTATAAACGCTATACTAGATCACGAGGGGGGCGTCGTACCGGAAAAGGAACTAGCGATTGGTGTATATAATAAGCTGCAGACAGTCAGAGAACATATGGCGGAACACAGCCATCTAAAGGAAATGGCAATACCAAGGCTGCAAAAGCTGTACACAGAACACGGCGATGAGTGGCATCCAAAGATAATTACTCAAATGAAGGTAGCGAGAGAACATCAGCCGCAAATACATATATATTGCGCTCCATGGGAATCGGATGACGTGTTTATGTTGCGAGTGTACGCGCCGCATCATATAGGGTGTGGTCTTTTCTTAGGAGTTGATTTAGAGAGTGAATTCATATTTTATGAGGATTTGATAGCAGAGAACCACGTATTGCGTGGTGGCGTCATTGAAGTCGTTGGAAGGAACTTCAGGCAAGCAGTGCGCGAATTTCTTTTGATGGCTGCGAGCAAGATTGAGAACACTATGCATGTCAAGCGGTTAGTGAGAAGCTCGGCTTCCTCACCTATCTACTTGTCAAGCATACACTATGAGTGTACATTTGATGAGATAAAACAGAACGTTTTACAGATCGTGCACGACGAGCAGTTACAGATGCATCTGTTACGTGGTCCGAAACATTTCCAAAGACGTGCTCTGATGGCGGCTGTTGTTAAGGGTGTTAAGATCTTAGAGGGGCCAGATACGAAGGCGCTCATGCTACAGGGTTTGTAAGTGGCTGAAAGGTATCAAGAATAC